TTTCTAAATTCATTTAAAATTTTTAAAAAATTTTTTTAGCACCTTAAAGTGTTGAATATGTTTTTACCAGCTATAACTGTCTAAATCAAGCAATACAACCTATAGTAGTGGGACCCCTTTTTACAAAAAAGGGGGGCCGGGTACAACTTATAATTGATTATTGGATTTAGTTTGGGACCCCTGGCGCGTTAGCGCCAGGGTCAAAGAGTAATTACGCCCAATTTTTTAGGGCAGCTTTTTTTATTAGTATTGCAGGACCAACAACAAAGTCATCATATCCAA